AGGCCAGCGCGCTCGCCGCCCTGGCGCAACTGCTGGGCTACGACGACGCGCTGTCCTGTCCCTGGTCGCAGCTGCGCTACCAGCACACTGCGGCGATCCGCGCGGCGCTGGCCGAAGCCTACGCGCCGGCCACCGCCAACCGTATGCTCGCGGCGCTCCGGCGGGTCGTGCAAGAGGCATGGCGCCTCGGCCAGATGACGGCCGAGGAGTATCGGCGCGCGGCCGACCTGAAGGTGATCAAAGCCGAGAAGCTGCCCGCCGGGAGGGCGCTGAGCGTCGAGGAGATCGCCGCACTGTTCAACGCCTGCGCGGCCGACGCCACCGCGGCCGGCGTACGCGATGGCGCCCTGATCGCCCTCCTGATTGCGAGTGGCCTCCGGCGCTCCGAGGCTGTGGCGCTCGACGTGCGTGACTATACGAGCGCGACCGGGGCGCTGACCGTGCGTGAGGGGAAGGGACGGAAAGACCGGATCGTCTACGTCGCCGACGCGACCGCCGCGGCGGCGCTGGCCGATTGGCTGACGATCCGGGGGAGTGGGGCCGGGCCGCTCTGGACCGCCGCGACCCGTGGCGGCCACATCACGACACGGCGGATGACCGACCAGGCCGTCGCGCTCATCCTCCAGAAGCGCGCGCAGCAGGCCGGCATCGCCGATGTGTCGCCGCACGATCTCAGGCGCACGTTCATCACCCAGCTACTCGACCATGGCGCCGACATCGCGACGGTTCAGAAATTAGCCGGCCACGCCGACCCCTCGACGACGGCGCGGTACGACCGCCGCGGCGAGGCGGCCAAGCAGCAGGCGGCTGCCCTGATCGCGCTCCCGCCGCTGCGCCGCACGCTGCCGCTTGACGACTAGCCCTCGAACCCGCGCAGCCGTATCCGCTCCCGCTCACCATTCACCTCACGCGTCGCGCCGGGATCGCTGATCGCCAACTCGATCGCACCCGACAGGCGGCGCACCTCCTGCTCGAGTGCCGCGACGGTTCTCCGGTGGCGCTCCAGCGCGTCAACCATTTGCTTCAGCAGCCCCTCAAGATTCAACTGTGGGTCGATGAATTGGTCGATGAGCTCAAAGCGCCGTTCCTCTTTCGCCCAGTGCGCGCGTCCCTCTGTGGCCAGTTCGCGGAGCATCTGCTCCAGTTCCAGCAGCCGCGTCATAATCGCCGGCCCCGTAGCCGGCTGTGATGCCTGTGCCATAGAATCCTCCTTCCTCTTCACTGTACCAGAGGCGCCAGACCACCGCAATAGGGCCAATAGGACAAAGCGATCGGTCCTTCGGCTTCAAAACTATTGAGACTCGTAGCATTGCGATCACTTCGATCCCCTTTCGCAACGCTTGGGGAGTAGCCTCGGCCATCGCTCAGGCGTTCTCATAGGTACTAGCAGCAAATAGGATGCCCGACCATTGCACCGAGCGACCACGCTGTGGTATCCTTACTGGCAACTGAAGACTGCCAGAGATCGGAAACCCCGCGCGGCACGACGGTTCATTATGAACACGACGTGACCGCGCTTTTTGACTCGTCGGAAGGCCGCCCACCATGCCCGAGCAAACCATCCACGCCCTCGACGAGCTGACCGAGCGCGGCTTCGGCACCGCCGAGTTCCTGGTGGATCAGGACGGCAACCTGATCCACGTCGAGACGGTGTTCACCGCCCAGTTAGGCAAGACTGAGAGCCTGGCAGACTTCATCGCGCGCGCCAAGATCGAAGGCATCTGGCGGCACGGCGATCGCATCCAGATCCCGGCCCAGAACAGGCGCACCGAGTACGTGCGGATCATCCGCCCGGCGACGTAACACCCGAATAGACCAGAGCAGAACACTGCGCGGTCATCGTCCTACTGGTTCTCCAGTAGCGAACGGTGGCCGCGCTCGTTTTTAGAAGCTCCTCGTCGTGACGCCCGAGCTGGCCCGCGCGAAGGTCGCGACATTATGGCCCCGACGGCGAGTGAGCTATGAAGGTTTCCATCGATGGCAGCCGCAGCGCTCCCTAACGATATCCTGTTCGAGAAGCGCCGCCGGCTCCACCTCCTGGAGCGCCAGGCTGCCCAGCTCGGCCGCGACACCCCACCGCAGATCGCGACCGAGATCGCCGACCTGCACGCCGAGATCGGCGCGGCCGCGCCCAATTCGGTGGCGGAGAGCCACGGCATTCTGTACGACCTGATCAAGGAGACACGTGACGACGTGCGACGCCTGTACTGGCTTATCCCGATCCTGATGGTGCTGTTGTGCGCCTTCCTGGTCGTGGTGGTTCTGGTGGCGTGATGGGCGATCTGCTCATTCCATTGCTCGTCTGGCTTACAGCGAATCTGCACGTGCTCACGACGCTCTACCAAACGGCCTCCTGGCCCAGGGTGAAACGATGATCGCCCGATCTGCCGCCCCAGCCTCTGCCGGCGCGCGCGCGCCGCACGTTCGCCTCCTCGCCGTGCGGCGCGCCCTCCCCATGCTGACTGTTGTGGCTCTGTATGCGCTGGGAATCGGGCTGCTGCTCGACGTGGCGCTCGCGGTGTGGCCATGATCGACCTTCGGAACACGTTACCCCGCGCCAACTGGTCGATCGGCTATCGCACGGGCGACCCGGAGAGCATCACGCTGCACTACTTCGGCCCCGGCGCGCCCAACTACGCTAGCGACGAGGGAGCCATCCGCGCGATGGCGGCCGCCGCACGCAATCGCCACATGGCCCCACCATCAGCGGGTGGCCTCGGCGCCGACGGATTGCAATATCAGTATTTCATTCCAGCGAGTGGCCAGGTCTACCAGGCACGCAGCGAGGGCGCAATCCTGTGGCACTGCGCCAACGCGACGGGCAACAGCCGCAGCATCGCGGTCAATTTGCCGCTCGACAGCCTGCACGACGCGACCGAGGCGCAGTGGGCTGCCTTCTCACAGTTGTGTGACAGCCTGATTGCCCGCTACCGTATGGCTGGCCGCTCAGTCGTCGTCGGCCACCGCGAGTGGCCGCGCTCGGACGGCAAGGCTCAGTCACCCTGCCCTGGTCCCAAGCTGACCCGTCGCCTCCAAATCTGGCGCGGCCAGCTCGCTGAGGTCCAGCCGACGCGCTACCGCGTGGTCGTGGGCACGGCACTGATCAGGGAAGGCCCTGGCCAGGCGTTCAAGGTCGCCTTGAACGGCACCGCGCGGCTCCACAAAGACGATCCGTTTACTGTGGACAGTATCACGATCGGGGCGGCGCCCAAAGGCTCGACCGATCGGCGCTGGTTGCACCTGGCCAACCACGTCGGCTTCATCCATTTCAGTCTTGCGACGCCGCTATGAACCATGTCCCCTACGACCACGGCCAGTTACCAGGGTATTGCCTGCCGTGTGACACCGCGGCGGCAGCGCGCGAACTGCGCGACGCCGCGAACGTCCTGGAGGCCCGCATCGCCGACCAGGACGCCGAGATCGGTCAGTTGAGGAGGCGCGTCACTGAGTTGGAGCACCGCTGCAACGACCGCCAGGCCGCGCACAACCGGCTGGCCAGCGCGCACGAGGCGCTGGAGCGGCGAGTCGAGGAGATCGGCCGCGCCTTCGCTGCCTGCAACGTGCGGATGCGGTCATGAGTGTTTGCACGCAAACATCCGAGGCGACGACTGCCTGCACGAAATGCCCAGAGTGCGGCTGGCACATCCGCGCGCTCGTCTGGTGGGATCGCGAGGGGCGCGACTGGTGGCTCTGGTGTTGGGTCTGTGACCGTGCCAATCGCTGGGGGCGCTGATGGAGATCGGCATCCTGATCATCTTGATGGTCGCCGCGCTGCTGCTCAGACGCGACGCGCCGCAGCCTCCACAGCCGATCGTGCAGGTCGTCCTCGACCCAGCGCCGGCGCATACGTCTGGCGGGTCGCTCCTGCTGCTCCTGCTCCTTGTGCTGGTGATAGCTGCGCTGCTGGCGAGCGGCCTATAAGGATCGTATCACGCTCAGACGGCTGCGGAGAGAGGCGACATGCCAACGATCCTCATCGCCACGCTCTGGCTCCTCGGCGCCACGGCGCTGATCATCGGCCTCTGTCGAGCAGGCAAGCGAGGCGAGTGTGATTGACCTGCGTGATGGGGAGTGGTGGCTGCTGTTCGTGTGGTGCCAGATCTATTTTGGCCTTGTGTGGCTCGACCGCAAGCTGTGGCGGCCCCTGGCGCACCTGGTGCGGCAATGAGTGGACCGACCTACTACACCTGCACCGACCAACGCTGTGAGCAGAGCCAGGTCGAGCGGGAGATCGTCGGCCGGCTGCAAGCGCTGGGCATCCCGGTCGTTCCACAGGTCAAGCTGGGCCAAAACTGGGTCTTCGACGGCGCGGTCAACGGCACCACGATCATTGTCGAGATCCACGGCGAGTATTGGCACACCCGGCCCGAGGTCCAGGAGCGCGACGGGCGCAAACAAGCGTGGGCTGATCAGAACGGCTACCTGATCCTGACGATCTGGGAGACCGAGTACCGCGACGATCCCGACGGTGCGCTGCTGACCATTCTGGAGCACTACGAGTCGGCCAAAGCGTTCGCCCTGCCCGCCGAGGGTGACAAAAGTAACACCCCCTCGGGACCCAACTCAGTGTATGGCGACTGGCGTGATCGCTTTCTCGCCCAGCTCGCAGAGACTGGCATTGTGCGCGAAGCCTGCATCGCCGCCGGCGTCAGCCGCAAGACCGCCTATCAGTACCGCGCCGACGATGCGGCTTTCGCCGACGAATGGAAGCTGGCCCTGCAGGACGCTGCCGACGTTGCGCTTGTGGAGTATCGCAGGCGCGCGCTCCAGCAGAGCGATCGAGCGATGGAGTTCTTCATCAAGTCGCGCGACCCGGAGAGCTGTGTCGAGCGCAGCACGCTGGAAGTGACCGGCAAAGACGGTGGACCGATCAACGTTCAGCTCACTGACGACGAGCGAATGGCGCGACTTACTGCCCTGGCTGACCGCGCGCGAGCGCGCCGAGCTGGATCAGCTGCTGACGAAGGGGCCGCGTGACTATGCTGATGACCCGGAGGGCTACGCCACCCACATCCTCAAGGTCAAGTGGTGGTTCAAGCAGGTCGAGATCGCACAGTCGCTGCTCAGGCCGCCGTTTCGCACGCTGGTCAAGGCGTGTCACAAGGTCGGCAAAACGCATCTCGGCGGCGGGCTGGTCAACTGGTGGCATGACAGCTTTGACCCTGGCCTGGTGCTTACGACAGCTCCGACCGATCGTCAGGTCCGCGACCTTCTCTGGAAAGAGGTACGTGTCCAGCGCGGCCGCCGCGGCGGCTTTCGTGGCCCCAAGATGCCACGATTGGAGTCCAGCCCGGATCACTTCGCCCACGGCTTCACGGCCAGAGACGGCGATAGCTTCCAGGGCAACCACAGCGCCCATACGCTGATCATCTTTGATGAGGCGGTCGGCGTGGCGCCGGAATTCTGGGAGACCGCCGAGTCGATGTTCGTCGGCGAAGGCCACGCCTGGCTGGCGATCTTCAACCCGACCGACACATCGAGCCAGGCGTACACCGAGGAGCTGAGTGGCGGCTGGCACGTCATCAGTCTGTCGGTACTCGAGCATCCGAACATCGCCGCTGAGCTGGCCGGGCTGCCGCCGCCCTTCCCGTCGGCGATGCGCCTGGCCCGGCTCGAAACGCTCCTGAAAAAGTGGTGTCGCCCGGTCAATGGGACGCCGCTGGCCACCGATATCGAGTGGCCGCCCGGCTCAGGGATCTGGCTTCGACCCGGCCCGATCGCCGAGGCGCGTCTGCTCGGGCGCTGGCCCAGCCAGGCGACCAACAACGTCTGGAGCGACGGCGCCTGGCAGGCCAGCGAGCTGCTTTTGTTGCCCGAGCCGGAGGACGTGCCGTGCGAGATCGGCTGCGACGTGGCCCGCTTCGGCGATGACTTCACGGCGATCCACGTGCGGCGCGGGCCCATCTCGCTCTACCACGAGGCGGCCAACGGCTGGTCGACCAGCGAGACGGCCGGGCGGCTCAAGCAGCTGGCCAATCAATACGGTCAGCACTGCGGGACCGAGGGGCGCCAGATCGTGATCAAAGTGGACGACGACGGCGTCGGGGGTGGGGTGATCGATCAGCGCGACGACTATCGCTTCGTGGGTCTCTCCGGAGCTGCGACGGCGATCGAGGCGGAAGACTACCCCAACCGTCGCTCAGAATTGTGGTTTGCGACCGCCGAGCGCGCGCTGCGCAGTGAGCTGAGCCTGATCCGGCTCGACGCCGACACCCGCCGCGAGCTGCGCCGCCAGGCGATGGCGCCGATCTGGAAGCTCGACAACGCCGGGAGGCGTGTGGTCGAGAAGAAGGAAGACACCAAGAAGCGCATCAAGCGATCGCCTGACGACATTGATGCCATGAACCTGGCCTATGCCCCCGCGCCGCCGCCGGCGACGGGCAAGACGATCGAGAAGCTATGGAAGCGGCGCTAACGGCCCAGACATCTCAGGACTACGCCGCCGGCGCGACCAGCATGAGCCGGCCGCGCTCGGTGTTCGATACGGTGGGCGACCTGGCGATCTATCGCCAGCGCTGGCAGCAGCGCTGCCTCCACTACACCATGCTGCGCAGCTACTATGAGGGCACGGTCTACGATGCGTTCCCTGAGTTGGTCCGCGCGCTCAAGCTCTACAGCGGCATCCGGCAGATCTTCGGCCCGCTGCGGCGCGCGGTGCGCGTCGACGTGGCCAAGGCGCCGGGCGGCTGGAAGCTCGACCCCGGCAACGAGGAAGAGGGTCGGCCCCCCGTCCCGAAGAATGTGGCCGCGGCGGTCGAGCAGATCCGGACCTGGTCGAGCTATCGCGCCGCCTACAGCCGGGCGGTGCTCCACGGCGCCGTCGCCGGCGAGTTCGGCCTGCTGGTCATCGACGACCGGATGGCCAAAACGGTCAGCATCGTCCCGCTCCGCCCCGACGAGGTGGTCACCGGGACTTTCGCCGACGGCACGCCGTTCGGCCTCATCGTGAAGTGCAACCTGGTCGATCGCGGTGGCCAGTACGAGTACGCGCAGCTGATCACTCCCAACACGATCACCACCTTCCGCAACGGCATGTGGCACGACTATGACGGCGGCGGCGCCAAGCGGCCGAACCTGCTGGGCTTCGTGCCGCTGCTGCTCTCGCCCTACCTGGCCGGCGAGAGTGGCATCGGCGAGAACGCTTTCGCCGGCACGCAGGAGCTGCTCGACCGCGTGAACGACGCGGCCAGCCAGGCGCTCGATGTGATCCAGCGCAACGCTGAGCCGCTCACCGTGTTCAGCGGCGTGACCGAGGTGGACTTCGACGAGGGCAACAACGCGATCACGCTGTCGAAGGCCGACGCCAAAGCCTACACGCTGGCGCCCAACCTCGTGATCGACCACGCGCTGCAGCTGATCGAGAAGGTGCTGAACGAATTTAAGAATCTGCTGCCGCAGCTCATCCTGGATGTGCTGACCAGCCGCAATGACCTGGCCTACGACACGGTCCTCACGCTCTGCATGGAGCTGATCGACCACATGCGCGATGTCCGGACCCACGTCGACGCGGCGATCGAGACCGCCGAGCGCTGGGCGCTGATCGCTGGCCAGCAGATGGGTCTCTTCCCGGGCGTCGATCCCGCGCAGCATCGCCTGGATCCCGAGCGACCGGTGATCGAGCCGACGCCCGGACAAAAGCTCCAGATGGAGCAAGCGCAAGTCGGCCTGGAGGGCGCGCGCAAGGCGCTCACCGCGCCGGCGCAGGCTGCGCCAGGCCAGGAGAGCAAGAATGCAGCGGAAGAGGCCTAGATCGGTCTTCGGCGAGCCGGTCTGGGACATCGATGCCGACGTCGAGCTGGCGAGCGGCGCGGCCGAGGCGGCGAACGCCCTCGATCCCGACCGAGTCGCCGCTGTGCTGTGGCTGCCCAGCCCGGAGTTCCGCAGCGGCTGGCGCGAATACTACGTATATCCCAAGATGGTGGAGGCTGAGCGCCGACCGCTCGGCTTCCGCAAGGAGTAAGCTCATGGTGCGTGGAATGTTGCGCGGCCTGGCGCTGCGCCCGTTCTTCACTCCGGACGGCGGCGGCGCAGGCTCAGGTAGCCCAGCCACCGACCCGGCAACCGACCCGGCCGTCGATCCTGCGCAAGGGGCAGGCGACGGCACGACCGACCCCGCAGCGGAACCACCCGCCGACCCCGCGACCGATCCTGCCCAGGCGGCAGACGATCCGGACCAGGAAGAGGATCCCGAACTGACCGCCGACGAGTGGCAGTCCGAGGCCACCAAGGCCCGCAAGCAGGCCGCGCGCTACCGCACGCAGCTGCGCGAGGCCCAGGCCCGCATTGCCGAGCTGGAGACCGCGGCCCAGCCGCCTAGCGCCGACCCCGCCCAGGAGGCGGAGGCCCGCGCCACGGCCGCCGAGCGGCGCGCCCAGATTGCGGAGGCCGCCGCCGAGATCGGCGTCTCGGCTGCGATGCTCAAGGCGTTCGGCGAGCTTCAGGCCGCCGAGACCGCCGAGGCGATCCAGACCGCGCTAACGAAGCTCCACGGCTTCCAGGCGCCGGCTAGCGCTGGCGCACACCGACCGCCGGCTGACCCGACCCAGGCACCGACCCTTCAGCAGCAGATTGCGGACGCTGAGAAGCGTGGCGATGTGAAGACCAGCATGCGGCTCAAGTCGCAGCAGTTGGCGCAGATCGCCGCCAAGCAGCAATCTGCCTAACATTCAGGAGAACAACACACTATGGCACTCGTGAGTGGCCAGGGCACAACCTTCAATCTGCCCAACTATCGCGGCGAACTCTATCAGATCACGCCGTCGGACGCCCCGTTTCTGTCGGCGATCGGCGGGCTGGATAGCCAGCAAACCAGCACCGACGCGCCCGAGTTCGAGTGGCAGACGGTCGATCATGCGTCGCCGTCGCAGCCCTCCAACCTGGAGGGTGCGAACGCGCCGACGGCGGGCAACCGCAGCCGCGCCAACGTCTCCAACATCGTCCAGATCTACCACTACGCCTTTGATATGTCGTACACGAAGCTGGCCGCACAGGGTAACTTCGCCGGCATCAACACGGCGCAGCCGTCGCAGATCATGGACGACATGGCCTTCCAGCAGGAGATCAAGCTCCAGGAAGCCGCCATGGACATCGACCACACGCTGCTCCGCGGCTACTACAACAAGCCCAGCGACAACACCACGGCCCGCAAGACCCGCGGCCTGCTGCGCGTGCCGACGACCAATGTCAGCGCGATGAGCGGGTCACTCGTGAGTGTGACCGCCACGGCGTCAACCGATGTGATCAACGAGACCGGCACCGCGCTGGCCGATGGCGATCGCATTCAGCTGCGTGGCACGGGCGGCGCCTCCGTGGCCGGCCTGGACGACGACACGGTCTACTATGTCGTCAACAAGGCCACCAACACCTTCAAGGTCAGTCTGACGAGCGGCGGCGCGGCCGTTGATATCACCGCCGATATCAGCTCGGGCCTGTCCTATGCCAAGCTGACCGCGCTCACCAAGATCAAGGTGCTGGACATGGTTCAGGGCGTGTTCAGCAACCATGGCATCATGCAGAACCTTGAGCCGACGCTGCTGTGCAACGCGACGATCAAGCGCGGCCTGACCAAGCTGTTCATCACCGACGCCAACTACCGCGAGGAGACCCGCAACATCGGTGGTGTAGCTGTGACGAAGATCGAGACCGACTTCGGCACGCTGAACATCATGCTGAACCGCCGCATGCCAGCCTCGACTCTGGCGTTTGCGCACCTCAGCGTCTGCCAGCCGATCTTCCTGCTCATCCCCGGCAAGGGCTTCCTGTTCACCGAGCCGCTGGCCAAGACTGGCTCGAGCGAGCGGGCGCAGCTCTACGGCGAGTGCGGCCTGAAGTATGGCCCGGAGAGCGCGCACGCGCTGCTCCTGGGCGTCGATGCGGTCAGCGGCGCCTAATCCCACCGACCACCGAGCGGGGAGTGTTTGCGCGCAAACACTCCCCGCTATGAGGCACGAGCGTGGCCTTCACCTACAACGACGATCTGAGCGACGCGCGCAGCCG